GGCACAATCAACTGGTGCAGCTTCAGCAGTTCAGACAGCGCTTAACGGAGATTTATCAGGCGCTTTAACATCATTAGAGTCAAGTGTAATGGCAAACAAAAATAGGATAGTAGGCACATTGGGTGCAGCGTTTATTGCTAAAGCACTAACTAAAGGATTTTCAAGTGGCACCCTTGCCAAACTTGGCCCAATCCGAATAAAGGCATAAAGGAGAAAAAAAAAATATGGCATTTTACCGCACACGTGAAGGCGCACTGACCGCTGCAGATAGTTTTACAGCTTTAGGAAGTTTGTATGGACAATCTACGACATCGGCCGTGCAAATTCCAAAACAAGCAAGTTCCATTATTGGAATAATAGCAACAGTAGCAAGTGACAGCGCAAGTAATGGCGCAACAACTTTTGCTGTCCAACTATCCGGTGACGGATTAAGTCAGGGTCAGGAGACAATGACAGTAGGAAGTCAGGGAGTAGACGGAACACCTGCATCTAACGGCATGACAAATTTACCGTTAAATTTAGATGTGGCTATTCCAGTTATTGGATCTAATCAGGTAAGCATAGCTGCAGCAATGGACACCGACGTCGGAACCTGCGCAGTAGCAGTAACGCTTGTCTTTGCCTAATGGCATACAATAGGGAAGGTTATGCCCCGTGGAGTCTCACCCGCGAAGCAGGTGTTCAGTCCGCAACAGTAGACGGAACTATAGAAGTTCCACAATACATACAACCTGTATTAGATACTGGCTTTGTGGATGAAAAAGGAGACTGGAAAGGGCGTAAATCAAGTGATGACCAATTTATAGCGTTCCAAAAAGATGAGGCAATACCTAATGGAGCTGTAATTATCACGCCATCATCTATATCGGATGAATTTTGGCCAATAGATATGACAGGATTCCAGGATATACAGATAGCAATCAAGCCAACCAATGGCGGAAACTATAGGTTAGAAGCAGTAATGGGGCCAGATAGCAATAGATACGCCAATTTACAACCTGTAAATGCTGCAGCTGCACTAAGGGGACACTGGACAACACGGGGAGGCACTGGATCCAGAGATATGGAAGATGCTTTGGTAGATGCTGCAGAGTCAATGACGTCAGATGTATGGAATATCTATTACATTGAGAACGTATTAAGGAATCAAAAACTATTACAGTTTAAGATAACAAACAACAGCGGTGGAGAATCTACCATTGAAACTGCATTCATGAGGGTTGCATAATGCCTAAAAAGAAGCTAACAAAGGCACAGATAAAGAGAAAGTATAAGTCAATATGTAATATGTTTTATGATTTATTACAGGATAAATTAGGACATCCGGACAGTCATGTTGGTATGTCTGTCAATAAACTATTAGAAGTTCACAGAGCTTGCCAGGTAGTTTGGAAGAAGATGTAATGATAATAGAATTATTCTTAGTCTCAAAGCTGTTGCGTCAAAGGTCGTCTACTACACCAACGCAGACGCAACGGCCAGACTTTTGGAGAAGTCGTAAAGATACAACAACAACCACAACGGCTGACACTTCAACACCTAAACCAATAACAACAGGTTGGGAAGTATTGACACAATCAGGGGTTCGGGATGTTGAGTATGTAGTAAATTTGGATCCAGCGGATGTTGCAGCTTTCCAAGAACAGGAACGCATCAAAAGGGCATTAAGGTAATGCCAATAACTGCAATACCTGCGGGCGTAGAGATTCGAAAAATTACAGCAATTCAGAAAAGGGCATTAGATGAATTATTAGGCAAACAAAAAGAAACATCATTAATGCAAACTTTGATACCGTCTTTTACTATTGTTGCGGTTGCTGCAGCTGCAGCTTACATTTACATTAAGAGAGACACGATAAAGGAAGAATTAGAAGAATTGGAGGAAACCATAAGACAGATGGCAGGTAGAGGCGTTACGGAGGCTTTTACGACCTTTGGGGAGACTGTTACGGGTGTATCAAGTCCGGAGACACCAACATACGCACCGGAGCCTGGCACTGTGTTTGAAAATTTGAATCAGTGTCAATTATTTGAGTATGACGTAGTAGAGTTATTTAGTAGAATGGAAGGCGCAGGTTTTTGGGATAAGTTCGCAATAGGGTATAATTTACAAGCAAAATATAGAGGCATGAAAAAGGCAGGTTGTCCAAAACCACCCCGAGTGCCTCAAAATGATTGGGATAAAGCATAATGAATTTTGATTTAGTTATTTTAGTCACTGCAGAATTGCTAATTATTTTAGCACTTTATAGAACCGTTTTTAGAAAGTGGGTAATAGATAAATGGGAAGATAAAATCCAGGAGGAAGGTTATCTGGTAGTAAAATTAGAACCTGTTATAGATGAAATAGAAGATAGGATTCACGAAAAATTGCAACAGTTTCAAGACTCTTTTTTTGGTTCTGTTGGCAATATGGTAAAGAAAGGCAAAGATTTGGATCCAATGAATAACATTAGAAAGGCTGCAAAACAAGGTGATTGGACAAGTATGTTGGTAGAGTATGCAGCCAATAAGAGTGGTTTAGGCGCACTTTTACCGCCTGGCACGGCTGAAAATAGGGGTGAAACAAGCAAAAAGACGCCCTTAGTTAGCCAAAAAACGCCCATTCCTAAGAAAATAAGGGATATTTTTTAATTAAATATAATAAAAAAGGTGTCTTACTTACTTTTATTTTTAAGTATTTTAATTTATGTAAGGTATACTTATATAGAATTTCATACTTACATAAAATATGAGTAGTAGAAGAGTTATCATTGACCTCTTTAGTGGGTCAGGGTCAGCCTCTAAACCTTTTTTAGATAAAGGGTGGAAAGTATATAGATATGATATAGAGCCACACGGCGCAGATGGAATATTTATAGACTTAAAGGAACAGTTATTTGTTAAGAATTTAATAGATACCTGGCAAGGTCGGAAGGTAGATTTAATTTGGGCCAGTCCGCCATGCACAGAATACAGTGACGCTAACCAACGGCGCAACAATCCTTTGTTTATACCTGACGGAACTTTATGGCGTAATACGTTAAAAATAATAGAGTCAGTGGATCCAACGCATCACGTAATAGAAAATGTAAGAGGCGCTGTTAGAACTTGGGGGCCACCTCGCAAAAGATGTGGGCCTTATTATCTATGGGGAAAGTTTCCTTTCTTTAATATTCCTGATAAAATCCCGCCTAAACACCTGCACCAGTATAGTAGCCATAAGAAACAGGCAAGGGAAAGCGCAAAGATTCCCTATACAATAGGTGAACATTTAGAACGGGCTATAGTGCTGCAGGAGGTTATCAATGGGTAGACGTAGGGGAGAGATTAAGGAAACTGTAACAATTAGGCTGACACCACGTGCCAGGCAGATGGTTACAGACATTAAAAGATACTTTCAAAGGGGTTTTAGTGGTAAAATGTATACGAATAGTTTAGCTATAGAACAGTCTATAGGTCATTATTACAAATCTATTAAGGCTATGCATGAAAGTCAAGGCACATGGTGTGGTTGTTGCGGTCAATCCAGGAATATGGATAAACGTAAATAGCACTGTTGGATCCAACCAATATGGTTGCAAGACGTAGAAAGGCACCCCGCAGAAGGCCTAAGAAGAGTTTTAACATATCTGCAATAGAAGCAGGAACAGCTCTAAGCCTGGCACAATCAACTGGTGCAGCTTCAGCAGTTCAGACAGCGCTTAACGGAGATTTATCAGGCGCTTTAACATCATTAGAGTCAAGTGTAATGGCAAACAAAAATAGGATAGTAGGCACATTGGGTGCAGCGTTTATTGCTAAAGC